AAGAAAACTGCTCCACTTATAGATGATGTAGTTGTACCAGAATCTGTAGATCTTAACCGCATGAAAGCACCTAATAAACAAGGTAAACAAGCGCGTATAAGAACTATTGCTCAGATAGGTAAAACTGTACACGCTAAGCCACAAAGTGGCCTTTCTAATGACATGTACATACCAGAATTGCCTAAAATCAAGAGTGAAATTTTTAATGACACTCGAGGTGGTATTTCTGATATAAAAGCAGTTGTTTGTAATAAATTTTTATATGTTATATATTTAATACGTCCTCTTGCTCCTGAAGGTAGAAAAACTCTCAGAGTAGGTCATTGTGTTAATATAAAATCTAATTATTTTGAGATGCCTCTTCACTATATTTATCAACTTGCAGAATCTGCAGATGGTGAATTTGGTAAGGGTTCTTATGTTATTTTATCTTCTCCTACTAAACGAAATAATACTCGTGTATATATTAATGATTTCTTAGAACATTATTCTACTACTGATGTAGCAGCAGATAATGATAGGTGTATAGTACATATTCCAATCATGAATGCTAACTCAACAGGTATTTATCAATTTCTTTTGAATGAAGCCGATATCAAAGTTCTAGCTAGAACTGGTGGATTTAAAGCTTCCCTTTTGGGAACTTACCATCAGAATCTTGAAGGACGTGATCTCTTACTTAAATCTACGCATTTTAACGCTAAATTTACAGGAACTGCTGTTGCTGTAAAAGCTGAGTGGTTTGATGAAGATTCACATTATGCTTTAAATGAGACGGTAGTTTACTCTGCTGTAACAGGTGAAGGAGATTGTGGATCATTATTATTTATTGAAAATAATCAATTTAATGGACGTTATATCCTTGGATTTCATATTGCTGGTAGCACCACTCATGGTTACTCTAACATTGTCACTCAAGAACGAGTAGATCAATTATTTGAAGTTTTAGAAATCAAACCACAATGTTTTACTTCTGAGGAAATTCCAAAATTTTTAACTTTACTTCCCGTACACGATAAAACTGATATTCTAGCTCCTAGCTATAAAATAGATCCTTCGATTTTATCGGGTTCTATTTCTTTTTCCTCAATTAAGAAATCAGCTTTCCATAGTAGATTGCCTGCACCTTATAATGCAGTAGCTACTATCCCAGCCAAACTTCGACCCTTTATTTATGACGGAGTTGAAATTGACCCTTGGAAAGTTTCTTTATTAAATTATGCTAGAGAACCTCAACCTATACCTTACGCCTTTTTAGAAGGTGCACGAGATTCTTATTATGATCTTATATACCAGAATGATTCTACTCCTCTATTGGGAAAGAGAATTATTCCTTTAGAAGAAGCATTGCATGCTTTTGAAAATGTGAGTTCTATTTCTCCGTCTACTAGTGCTGGTCTCCCCTATAAATTTAAAGGAGAAACAGATTGGAAGAAAGAGTATTATACTGCTTGTCAAAATTTAGATGACGTTTCTAAAGACATAGCATTTAGAACCTTAGAGGAAGATATTAATAATACCATAGAAATGTATAGAAATAAAATTAGACCCTGGTCAGCATATATAGATTGTTTAAAAGACGAGAAAAGAGAACGCGCCAAAGCCCTTAAAGGCTCTACTCGTATGTTTTCAGCTTGTTCTTTTAACAAAATATTGTTGATTGGTCGAATGTATTTCGGTTCTTTTATGTCGATGTTTACCAGACTTAATATTAAATTAGGTCATGGTATCGGATTAAACCCTTATAGCAAAGACTGGGACGTTATGTCTCGTGAATTGATGCGATTTGTCGATAGACAAGGTTTACCAAAATTCGGCGCCGGAGATTATAGTAAATTTGACGGGAGTGAAACACAGGCTATTTTATGGCTCGTTTATGATATCATTGCAAGATGGTATGGTTCTTCTGATCAAGAAGCTAATGTGATACGCCAGTTTATATGGAGTGAAGTTGTTAATTCAATACACCTCAATGCTGGGAATATATTTGAATGGGATTCCTCTTTACCAAGTGGGTGTTGGCTTACCGCCTTAATTAATTCAATTTATAACCATATTAGTTTTAGAGTTGCTTTTCAATTTGCTGATCATGACATTAAAACGTTTAATTCTAACGTAGTACTTTATGTGCTCGGAGATGATAATGTCTTTTCTGTCTCAGCAGATTTAGAAGACACTTTTAATGAATTGACTTTACCAGGTTTGATGGCCAAATTAGGAATGAGTTATACCACAGAATCCAAAGGCGTCGCTCTTACAAAGTTTAGACGTCTAGAAGATATAGAATTTCTGAAACGTAGTTTTAGATATGATCCAAAGCTTAATAGATGGGTCGCTCCTATACAAATTAAATCCATAGCGGAAATGCTTAACTGGACACAGAAAGGTATTTTAGGAGATACTATTGCAGTAGATAATGTTGGTTCTGCTATAAAGGAATTTTCTTTACACGGTAAGAAAGTTTTTGACGAATGGGTACCACCCTTGTTAGAACTTAAAACTATTTATTATCCTGATATTAATCCTAATACCCCATTCCACTTTACTTTTGAGACAGCTTATAAAGATGTTCTCAAAACAGAGTGGTGTCTATAAAATATACCCAAAGTTGGTGAGACTTTTTAAAATCATCACTCTTCGTTCCTAAGCGAAAACAAGTAAATTTAGGAAATGTCCTGGTATGACATTAAACTACCACCTAGTCCCAAAGACAACATTTGATGTGATCTTGCTTATTTAATAATTATAACTAATCTATGAGTACTGCTATCAGATGATTATCCTGCTCTTTTTAGAGATCAACAGGAAAGGCATTCCCTTAAACAAATTTAGTTATTCCCCTGTATTATTTTAATTCAACTCTTACAGGTTACAAATAGAATTGCTATCCCAATGAACAATACTACTAATGCGAAAGACATTCAGATGTCAATTAACAGTAATTCCTCGTTATTACATGTACAAACGAGCGGGGGTCCCACACCTGACGTGGTCAACGATACAATGGTAAGCGAAGGCGCCAGTACAATGAAAGAAGCTACAACTACTTTTATTGATGATGCCCTAACAGTCAAGATGGATGAATCTATGAATTCACACGTCGATACTGCGATTATCAATATGCTAGATACCCAAGCTACAGAGCAGACTATACAACAGTTCTTAGC